TCTATTCGGATTAAATAGTCTTGATAACACTAACGTATCAATGACCGGTATCTTAGACAAGTCAACATCACCAAACTTCTCTACCATAGGTATGTCAAATCCGATGATGTTATGTCCTATTAAAGTATCTGCATTAGCTAACAGTTCATAACCTTCTGATAATTTCTCCGGTGGATATTTATATAACTGTCCGGTGTCCATATCTTGAGCAACGATACAATGTATCTTAGTTGCTTTTAGGTCATCTGTTTCTATGTCAAATACTAAGTCCATTAAAATGCCTCATCCAAACTAGCATCAAAGGTTATGTCCTCATCTGTAAGTTCAGATAGTCTACCGGTTTCAGCATCGTAGATTACTCTACAAGCCATACCGACATCGCCTGTGTATCTAGACTTCAAGATTCTAAGTCTCGTAGTCCTAGCTTCATCAGGGTCATCTGATTGTTGATTACGTTCTAATGCTATCACACAATCACTCAGTTGTCCAATACTATTGGAACCTCTTAAGTGAGAAAGAGATACTTCAATCCCGTTCTCATGTCCTTTGTTACCATCAACACGTCTTAAGTGTGATACTAAAATAATACCGGCACCTGTTTCTTCTACTAAACTTCTCAGCCTAGTCATGATAGTATCAATAGCACGTCTCTCATCCCCTTCATGTACAGCACTGACTAACATATGTAGATGGTCAACGACCACCCACTTACAGTCACATCCTATAATCATAAAGCGAAGCTTAGTAAAGATGTCATCGATATCGTTGGTACCGAAGTGGGAGTGTACCCATACCCTATTACGATTCTCACCATCATAAAGTACGTCAAAAAACTTATCAAGTTCTTCTTTACTAAACCTCTCTCTTACTTGGTCAACATAGAGCCTAGCGTTAGCTTCAATAGAAAGTATACCATCAATGGTACGCCTCCAATCTTCTTCTAATGCTATAATCCCTACGTTATCATCAGTATTTTTAATAAGATGATGTTCAAGTTCACGTGTAACACTAGACTTTCCAAGCCCTGTACCACCTGTAAGAGTTACTAATTCTCCTTGCCTTAGACCATACAATTTCTTGTTCAGTCCTTCATAAGGATAAGGAACACTTTCTTTCTTCTCACGGTTATGAAACTTCTCACGTTGTTCAGATACATTTATAACCCCAGATGGAGTATAAACTTTAGCTGACCACCATGCTTCAACAAACTCTTTATGTCTGTTGTTCTTAAGCATATCGTTAGGGTCTTTCCAACCGTTAGGTAGTGTAACTATACGAGCCTTTCCGGGCTTGAAAAGTCTTGCAACTTTTATACTAGCTTCTTGTCCGGCTTTGTCTTTGTCAAAAGCAATGATGACATTTTCAAAGTTATCAAAGAACTCTAAGCTTTCCTTGATATCTCTGACTGCACCATTGGCACCACGTTTAATAGATACTACAGCCCACTTAGAACCAAGCAGTTCATAGGTAGCCATAGCATCACACTCTCCTTCGGTGACAGTAACATACTTACCACCTTTGAAAAGTTGTTGACCAAACAACCCTGTATCGTTATAACTTCCGGAGACATAAAAGTCTTTGTCCTTACAGTTCCTAACTTTAGTAGCTGATAGCTCATGCCCATTGTAGTAAGGGTAAAAATGTTTAACGACATTACCTTGTAAGTCATGTACACATTTAACCCCGTACTTCTGAGCAGTTGGCATAGAAATTTTTCTGTCTGTTAAGGCTGAAAACTTTCCTTCATCTACCATATCGGGTTGCTTAGTCTGAGTTGTTGTTATTGTTTGCATATCCTTTCCTCCACATGCTTTAGTATAGCTAGGCATAAACTCTCCACAGCTAAAGCATTTTGCTGAGTCATCTTCGTTGATTCCTACAGCATCACTGCTTCCGCACAGTGGACAAGGTTGATGTAACTTATCCCAAGTTTTATCCATGTTAGCCCTCACTACACAATTAAGACTCGTCTTCTGAGTCTACTACTTCTTCTTCTGGTTGTTCTACAACTGCCTCTGGGCTTTCCTTTAGGATAGCTTCGAGATTATTCTGGTGTCCTTGTGAAGCAAAGTTCAAAGCTTCTACTAGTACATTCAACGTACCTATCTTGCTGATAGATATGTTAGCACCGGCTTTATTATCTTCGTTCTCAATCTTTGAAACATCATAGACTGATTCACCGTCATCATTTTTAATAGTAATAATCATAATTAAAACTCCTCGTTATCTGAACTAGGTTCAGTGTATTCAACTAAATCAGTAACCTTCACAGCTATTAATTCTGCAAATGTACCATACTTTCCTGTGTAAGGTTTAATCTTCACAGTAACTTCTGAGCCATTACCAACACTAACATCTAAAGGGTTGCCATCGTTGTCAACTAACTTAGGTGCCGGATTGGTTGTCCCATCGTGTCTATCTACTTTTCTACTGAATGAGAAAGCCGGTTCATCATACTTAGGTTGTCCATCTCTGGTTCTAACCCTTGATAAACCAATACCCTCTAACTTAGTAGCAGTATCTTCATCAGTCAGCACAACTATTCCATACTTATGTGGCTCAAACTTAGTGTTTGGTGTGCTGATATTTGCCCACATAGCTTTTCCTTCTACGTACTCATACATATATTATTCCTCCTATAGGTTTTAGTTTTTGTATTAAGTGATTGGAGTCTAGCATACTTCTTGCTTTTGTGCAAGTCTTTTTAATCTTCTTTTTTCATTCAGTCTATCTCGCAATACCTGTAGGTCTTCATCCAAGTCTTCCCATAATTCGTTCTTTACTTCTTGTAGTTTGCCTTTAGGTATTTTACTTCTGATTTTTATATCAGACTTCTTAGGTATCCACGTTTCCCAGAACTGTTTCTCTTGACATGCATCTGTGTATGACCATTGGATAGTCTTGTCTAATACTTTGGATTCAAATTCAAACATGAAAGGTAAGTCAAACTTGCTCACCCATTCTGATAATTTCATTAGTAAAACTCTCCTGTTGAAAAGTTTAAAAACAATGGGTCTTCATCACAGTCCCAATCCCCATCATAAAATTCTTGAATATAAATTCTATTGACAGCGTTGTCTAATTCTTTTAATTTAATTTTAGCTTCTTCTAAAGTTTTAAAATATAATTGTCCCCAAGATTTACTTGAATCATGTTCATCATGATATTTTTGATATTCAACACAATATCTTATTGTATTTTTCATATAGCCCTCCGACTTGTTTGAAAATGTATTATAACATATGTAATTTTGAAAGTCAAGTAGGTAGTTTCTCAGTCCCGAAGATTACTACCAACTCCTCCAACAGCAACTTGAACTATAGGTTTTTATAGTGCCTGTCAACACTCGCAAATTATGGCTTTGTTGTTTAGAGTCTGTGCAAACCACCACGCAATGTGGGAAAATCAGACTATTAGTGTGATGGACGATGGTTTCTAGCACTCATTCCAACCTTCAGTCTACGACCACCTTTAAGGATTTTACAGTAAACTCATCTTACACTAAATCTTTAAAACTTAGTCTGGTTTTAGTGGCACTAGACCAGAAACTAGTAGGTGTCTTTAGGCTTAAGGAAGGTTAGTTGAGGGCTACACCTATCGACACGCCTTAAATAAGTGACTATTGTATTAGGCTTTAACCTCCTTGTCAACCTTTAAGTCTAATAAAGTCACACTATAAATATCATCTTTCCAACTAACCTCATAAGCTATTTGGTCTGTAGGGTTTTCATAATTGTAATATACAATATAACTTTCCCAACATCTAAACTCATCCTTGCTCATTGGTGTTAGCACTACATTCTCTTTCATCTTGTCCACCACTTAGGCTTCTCTCTGTTCTTCTCCCACTTAGCATAATGTTTCTCATGGATAACATAATCTCTATAAGCTACAACAGGATTGTCATTCTTGTATTCATCGGGCATAGCCTGTGCAAGTGGTGTCATGTCTCCTTTACTTATGTTGTCAGGATGTTTCTCAAGTGGCTCATGCAACTTAGTATAACTAAGATGTTCTTTACCATACCTGTAAGTGTACTCCATTGCTAAAGCTAAGAAGTGTATATACAACCATTCATAATTACCTCTTGATTCTCTAGCCCAAATAGTACAAGGATGATTCTTGTATGCCTCCTTGTAAAGCCCGTGTTCATCTGCATAATCATCACCATCTAACACTCTGTGTGCTGTGCATAACATCTGTGCTGTTTCAAGTGGCATCTTCACTAGCATCTTATCGGGCTGTGCTTCTGCTGAAACTACCGGACACTCATCAAAATAAAATATATTCATACCTTTACCCTCCTACTAAGTAATTAATAACTAATGCACATACTAACATAAAAAGTATTGCAAAGTTTACTAAGTCATCATGACTCATTCTACTACAGCTTCCTCTGTAATTAATATCTGTTCATTTGTAAGTACACCTAGTCCACCTGTAGCTGATTGCTCTTTGAATTTATTTTCAACAGCTTCCTCTACTTTTCTATCTACTTCAACAGTTCTATTGTTTATGGATTCTCTCAAACCCTTCTGCATAATTTGTAGATACTCTTGTTGTTGTTTAACAGCTTGTAAAGTTTCCTCTAAAGATTCCACCTTCCTGTTTAAGGTTAGTATATCATCAGCATTTTCAATAGTATCTTCGTTAAGTATCAATATTGCTAAGTACATAGTTAATACAACTGCTATACCTGTTAGTAATTTTATTAAAAACATTTTCATATTATTAACCTCTCCTTGGAATGTAGCTATAGTTTTCCATATCCCATGTAGCATCTAACATCTCTTGCAAACTCCATCTTAAGTTTTGAAGTTTACCAATGTCTGATAGATAAACATCTTGCATTTCAATAGTATTAGTTATCATACTATCAAGTGAATTAAGTTTTAACATCATCTCTTTATGTTCATCTTTACTCATTTCAATAGTCACTTTATTTTTCAATATTTTAGTTTTCATTTTCCTTGCCCTCTATATTTTTTGTAGTTAGCTTTTCTATTTTTATTCATAGTAGAGTAGCCAACATTACCTCTACCTTGACTTGTCTTCTTACCTCTAACTCCTGTAGCACTAACATGAGAAGAGTTAAATGATTTTGATTTAACTGCCATATTACATTCTCTCCTTGTAAAGTTCTTGTAAAGTTTGCAAAGTTTCTTTATTTAATTCTCTTAAATGTTTAGGAATATTATTTTTATTATCTTTATTAATAATTATTTT